TATTATTTTGTATAGCGCTACCTATGCGGCCCGTATCCCTCTGCAGCTTCTTTAATCGGCGGGTCGTCTTTTTCATCCCAGCCTCAAAGCCCTTTATATTGGTCCCTATCCTTACATTAAGAGCTGCTAATGTCTTCATCCCCGTATTTTACTGACAGTGGTCCTGTCTTGTACCTATTAGCCACACTCTCCAGCATAGCCTTTATTTCCTCTTTTGTCTTCTCTTTACTCTCCTGTGTACTGCTCCATGGCAGTCTCAATACATCATCTGGCTTTATCCTCGCCCCTTTCTTTGCATGTGGTAACACAGACACATAGCACACCATCTGCGTCTGTATCCATCTGTCTTTATATTTGTTCTCCTCATACTTTCTATGTGTCTGTATTACCTTAAACAATTCACGCAGCGTCATTTCGCTATAACTCTCTACACTGCCGCGCATCTCTCCCACATAGATCCCTATCAGCTGATCAAATGTTAGTGGCGCTACTTCTTTGGCGCCCTCCTCGGTTGCCGCTTCTGCGGCGCTGGCTTTTTTTCATCCTCACCATCTGGCATAAACTTTTCTATGGTGCTTGATATAATATCAATCCCCGCAAAGCCTACTACATCGGCTACATCTTCGACCGATATAGTAAACTTTGACTTTTGATTGGTTCGCCTATGTCCCTCTCTCATCATAAAATGAAATAGGGATAACATGTTTCTCATGCTGGATAAATGCGTTTCTATATTAGATAACTCTGTACCTGCCTCCTCGCAGTAGGTTTCTAATGATAGAATGTTTAGTGATACTGGATATTTTTTATCATCCAGCGTCACATATTTGATGCCTCTTTTCATGTGACCTATTTTGTGTTACTGATTATGCGTTAATTGCCTTTGTTGGTATCCCTAATCCCTGGAATGATCCACTGTATGTAGCATTCTCCCCAGATCCTCCAGAACTCGATAGATTAATGTTGGTTGGATACACATCACCAGTATAGTAGGCATCACCACTCTCTGCAGTTGCATACTTGACAGCAATCTTTTGTGATGCCAGCAGTGCATCTACCAGCTGTATACCACCCAGCGCACTATCTATAGCGTACAGACCAGACAGTGATACCGTCCATTCCTTAGTACTGGGCGCAAAGTCTACACCTCCTGCAGTATCTTTGCACTCTATACGTCGTAACGCCTGATTGAAATCTATACTCGCATCAGTAGCACACGCTACCGCTACAAATGTCCCCGTCTTGTTGATGTCCAGAAATAATGTTAGATCCTTGACATCTACTACTCCTACTGTTGCCATAACTATTTACTTTTTTTCTTGTTTACTATTAATTTTCACCTCTGGTAGTGGCTCCGGCCAGTTAGGCCATGGCTGCACTTTATTACCATGCTTTAGGACAAATCCATCTACGCTATCCGGATGTAGACGCAATACGCGTCCGGGCGCTAATTCTTGCCCATTGAATTTTATAGCCTTTAATACCTTGACTCTCATATCTTATTTATTCTGATTTTATAATTTACTGGGACCATGTACATTTCTAACTTATCATGATACTCCTCATGGCCCTGTCCTAAGAATGTTATTGTATTCACATTGATACCGTTCTGCGTAAACTTGGATTTTCTATCCAGTGCATCCCGTACAGCATCGGCCAGATCATCGGCGTCATCTGGATTTTTGTCCATGCACCATAGCACGAATTCGACCAGCTCCATCTTATTAGCAGCCCCCTTGTTATCAATCGGTAGTATCTTCTTAGTGAATACGATACATGGCGCAGCTGTATTCTGCTTAGCCAGTACTGGGTAGATCCGTGTACCTACCAGGCCGCTAACTGTTACATCAGCATTCAATACTCCAAATATGATCTGTCCGTACTTCACCGCTCTATCAATGTTTTTAGTCCTCGCTCTATGTTTCTCTTTACACTACCTACAGACTGCCGCCAACTGCGTGCTGCATAACCTGTACCTTTACTATTTTTAGTGCCAAACTCTCTAAAGTGTGCATACCAGCCATCTACTCTATTCCCTGCGAATGTTCCTTTAGTCGCTCTCTTTGCCCTCTTAGGACCAATTACTATAGCCCCCTTGACCAGTCGCAACGCTAACTTTTTGAATGATCTGCCCAGATTACCCGGCGTATAGGTAGCTACTATAACCCCAGATCCTTTAGGTGCCTTTAGTTTCCCGTTTAGCTTTGGCGTGTCGTACCTGTGTACATTCTCCGTTTCCTTTGGTGCATTCACCTTTACAGTATTTGTATATGGTTTAGCCGCTACTGTCATCACTTTCTCCGTCTCCTTATTATTGACCTTTTTTAGTAGTCGCTCTACTTCTTTATTAAATCCCTTAATACCACGCTCATCCAGTTGCACCGTTATCATTCTGCTACGTGTGTATTGATTCTTAAAAATCGTTTCCGTCCTATCGTCTGTGTCCCCTCTATATTGTACACCCTGCCTGCGCTGTCTGTGATAGTCATCTCAGCACTAATATTACTGATGTACCGGATCACCCATTCTACATACTGCTGGCTCCGCTCCTGGTACGCCTCTTCGCTTTCTCTCGGTACTCCGTCCTTTCTATGCGCCCATCTGGTATACAGTGTTTGATAGGTTATTTCCTCATGGCCTGTAGTGGTCTGGGTCGTTGTCACCTCTTTGATAGTGATACGCTGATCCATATCACTAATTTTAATCGCGTGCTCTAATGCCTTTCCTGCCTTTACCATCTCTTATAGGGTCTGATTAGGCTAATCGATGCATCATGATATTTCTTACTAAAGTCCGCTCTATGTGTATACCTCGCTGTAGCACGTAGATAGATGGCATCTTTTAGCGGTTGTGGTACAGCTGCAGCATCTGTATAACCTACAGTATACTGTACCCTTACATTATTCACTACCTTATCTGGGCTGGGTGCTGTCTTAGCTGGTAGTAGCTGTATACACTCCTCAGCAAATCCAAAGTCAACAGAAAAGTCTGCTATTGGGATTGCCGTCCATACATTATCCAGCTTGTACTCTACCGCTACAAGTGCATCTATAGGACCAACACCTAACGGTATGATTCTATTGAATCCTGTAAAGGTCTCTCGTACCGTCTGGCGTATCATCTTTAGACCACAATACTGCTCTATCCACTCCTGCGCACCATCAGCATACCCAGCTATAAGACTATCCTCTGCAGTATCTTCTACCTTTAGATGTGTCTTAAAGTATGTCTCATCCCATGCCTTACTGCCTGGGGCCGATGTTACACTATATCCCATTTATCTCTTTTCTGATAGATCAGCTGCTGTAGCAGGTCGCGCACGTCCTCCAGCTATCCACGTCTTAGCCTGTTCCTGTGTTACCTCTACTATGTTCCCTGGTACTATCGTTAGTTCATGCTTTACCATGTATACCAACGCTACTACATTCACCAGTTTATGCTTACTCGATTTAGAAGCAACCCCAGTTTTTGGGGTTGCTTTCTGTTCTTTTGCTTTTGCCATCGATCTACTATGTGATTACTAAGTGCTTCACAGCATTTACATCTAATAGTCTACCGTCAAATCTGGCATATCCAAAGTAGCCGTTACTACGCTGATCCGCATAGCGCTCTCTCATCGTCACCATCTCCATACCTCGTACCTGTCTGATTCTGTACTTACCAAAATCTCCACAAATGATAGGCTTATTAGTAGTGGTAGCATTTGCCATATCTCTATTGATATAGATCGGTCTACCTAATAGCGTAGATGGCTCACCTACTCTATATGATTCTGTGAATATTGGCCGACCATCACTATCCTTTAGCTTTCTCACTGCTAATAGTGTGCTGTCATTCATCATAAACCCATACTTAGCTGATCCTCTATGGGCCTCGTCTACACTATGGTATAAATCCAAAATGTCATCCACACCGATCGCAGCAATAGACGCCTTAGCAGCTACTGATTGCTCTACTATACCAAATGGCTTACTTGATCCATCACCTGTGGTAAAGTGCTCATTCGTACCTCTACCCATTCTGGCGCCAAATACCTCCTGTAGTAACTGCTCGAATCCACTATCTTGTAATTGCTCCCAAGATGTTAGAATCAAACCTGTACTATAGGTATAGGCTTTCATGACGAACTCGCCGAAAGTCAAATCTTTCTTAGTGTCCGCTACCGCCTGGCCTATGATTACAGCCTTTTGCGCTGTATCATCCAATGTCTGTATAGGCATATCACCACCAGTATCAGAATTTTGTACTGTAGCAGCATTAAACATGCCACCCCACGCCTGCATCTGCTTGACAATCAGTCCTGTCCACTCATCTGGGACCAGATAACCACCGTTAGCCAGTGTGGTTGTTATTTGGTTGCCCGTACCACCGCTACGCTGCTCCCCAGCTTTTAATACTTGTAAGTATTCCCGTGATAATTGTGGGCTGGATTCGTTACGCTGTAGGTGCTTAGTAAATGCCTCCGCATAACTTGGCGCCTCTGTTTGC